TATGGTCTCTTTTGACATAAACTTCAAAGTATAATATGTCGTTCTTCCATTATCTCCAAGTAAAACATTTTCTCTGGAGTAAACTCTGAAAGACTTCTCAATGATATCATTATCTGGAGAGAAATACTTTATATCTAAAGTTTCGTTGTTCTTTAGAGGTAGTTTAGAATACAAGTCGAAAGTATCGCTAATGGTAATCATACCATAAATTGATTGGGATACAAAAAAATCTTGAAAGATGTTTAGTTCTACAAACAAATCTAACAAAGAGATAACATCACCAGAATCTAAAACCAGATTCAGTTTTTCAATTTTAAAATCATTACCTTTACTGTAACTCATATATTGAGTATCCTATCGAACTCCTCTACAAACAAATTGATATTATCTGGGTGTATCAATTGAATTTGACCCTTGCTTTCATTTTGTGTTATTTCATAATCAAAGTTTGAAACACTATAGTCACTAGTCGCACTACCACTTAAACCGAGATATGCTCCTATTCGTGTTTCCCAGAGTTCTGGTGGGTCAATCGTATAGTCTCCAGTCATCGAAGTGAATCCAAGAGGAGTTCCATCCAATGCTGCTAAAGGATTTATTCTGCTGCCACTTACTGTTTGAAAATGATGAAGACCATACAATCCGTCTTCCGTTTTCTTTATTTTCGCTTGTCGAACGTCTGACCCTCTGTATACACCTATTATGTCACCAGCGGAAAAATAGGTATGTTCACCTCCATCAACACGAATTCTGCCAAGAGTAGAATCTTGTTCTACAACCCTCGCCCTTACGGTAAAGTTTTCTTGAGTCGTCCCAAAATCATCTACGTTAGTCGTGCTTAGAAAGATGGTTTCATCCGAACCAAAAGTCAACCCACTAAACCTCTTTTCATTCGACGGATCTACCAGATAAAAATATCTACCAAAATACTTTTTCTTTGCATAGTTTTCTAGAGACAAACTATCGAGAGAGAAACTATAGAAAGGATTGATAGCCTCATTAACAAGAAGAACTGTCCAGAAATAACTGGATGTGCCATACAAACGATGGGAAATATTTTCTGGTGTGTCTCCTTCTTTCAAATCATAATCAATGAAAAATGAAGCATCGTTTTTTGATCGTTCTGAAATACGAATTCGACGGATAATATCCGTTACCAGTCTTCTTTTCCCAACACCATCAAAGGTTTCTGTGTAGTTTAGATATGGAAATCTGTCGAAATACATCAGTATCCTTCCTCGATATCTTCTCTAACAAGTGGTCTCATCTCTTGGAATGTCATGGTAAGAGAAGTTCTAACTGGACTACCATCTTCAAATGTTGCATTGATACCATTTGGTGTATAATCAACACTCACTTGCTGAAGAACACATCGACCTATTTTGTTTAAGAACAAGTTTTCCTGAACAACTTCGTCAGTTTTACCGACGTTATAAATTTTATAATAACGAATCTCAAATTCAGCGGGAACTTCTAGAAATGCGTTAGTAGAAGAAATTTTAGGATGTGAATATTTTCTGAACGCTCTAATTAATTTGTTAATGATTACGGACTCTTCTTGATTTCTTGGTGCCAAACTAAAAGAAAAATCAAACGTCCTTGCACCAACACTCTGAAATAGTTGCTCTTGCCTTGGATTTATAACCAAACCCGTTATAGCGTCAATCGCTTCGTTCGCATTTAATTGAAGACCAACAACATTTCCAGCGGAATCTAAAGCACCCGCTACTTTTCGTTTCAGTGTCGGAAACACACTGGACAAATCTCCTGTTGTAAAAATAGATGAAAGTTGCTGTCCAGCCGAAAAGTCTACACTGTTGTAATTTATGGTTCCATTATTTACAATTTTATTTGGAATATACAGTGCTATGTTAGTTGCTACTTGTGTTGTATCTGCGGCGAGTCTGGTTCTACCTATCATTCTTCCCTGTGTTCTTTCTGTTAGTCCCAATTCCTTTAAAATCTTCACTGAAGGAGTTGCTCTATCAGATTGAAATGATGGTTTTTTTATTTCTATATTTTCAATTGATTTTATTTGTTCTAGTTGAGCCTGAGAGTATTCTTGCTCTAGTCTAACTATGGCGTTTCGGAGTTCGTCGTTCATTTCATCTCCACCACCGAATTGTGCCCCAGTCAAACGCTGAAATACAACATCAACACTTGCAGAAAATTCACCAATGCCCCAAGAAAAATTCCTCCACCAATCATCTGCTGGAGCATCTGGACTAGAAAGGTAGTTTTGAACTTGTTCTGCTGCATAATCTCTATACCTTTCATATGCAAGGTCAAGTTCCCTTTTTGTTTCAATGACTTTATTCGCAGAATTTCTTAGTGCAGGATCTCCATTTTTCTCGTATATGGTAAACAGAATAAACTGATTATATTCATCTGTTCCTAGTTCTTGGGGATATTGTAAATCTTCGCCCCTATTTAAACGATTTGGGTCATCCGAATCCAGTTTATCAAAAACTGAATTTATTGTTCTCCTAGCGGATCTGGCGGTAGACATCTTTGCTCCTGCTAAATACCTATATGGCATATAAAGGAAAGTTTAAACCTAAAAATCCATCAAAATATATAGGGAACCCCACGAACATCATTTACCGCAGTTTGTGGGAAAGACGTTTTATGCTTTACTGTGACAACGAAGAGAATGTCATCTCTTGGGGTTCCGAAGAAGTCGTCGTTCCTTATGTGTCACCAATCGACAACAAAATGCACCGCTACTATGTAGACTTTATAGTTGAGGTTCGTCAGAAGGACGGGACCAAAAAAGTAAAGTTGATTGAGGTGAAACCAATGAAACAGTGTTCACCTCCGAAAAAGCAATCCAGAGTAACAAAGAAATATATTACCGAAGTCAAGACTTGGGGTGTAAACTCGGCAAAATGGAAAGCGGCAAAAGAGTTTGCTGAGAATCGTGGTTGGGAGTTTCAAATACTCACCGAGAAGGAGTTACAACCGTGATACGAGAAGACACATATATCGTCGGGGGAGAAAATCGAACCAAGGTAAACATCATCTACCAGAAGAAAATGAAGATGGGTCCAGACTTGAAGAAACAGATTCTCAAGGAACTCACAGACGACTCAAGGGATACAAAAAAAGAACTCATAGAGGAGCAACTGGAAGGCGAAGAACCAGACTCCTATACCGTGAACACACTGGAAGAGGCTATCAAATTCTTTACCAGCACAATCAATCTCGCATTTGGAACCGCTGAATATAACGCAAACGAAGTAACAGACTTCCTTCTAACTACAGAAGATGCTGTCAGTGCATATGAGAGTGTTGATGGAGGTATGTTTCTCTTCAAATATGAACCAGTCACATCGAAAAGAAAACTGAAATACTACGACGCACTCCCTCTTATTATACTAAACGAGAAAATATCAGATGGTTTTATAGGGTTGAATCTCCACTATCTACCAGAACGATACAGAATAGCATTCATGAAGGCATTATTCGGTGATGTTGATCTAGAAAACCTCACCGAAGATGATATGCAGTCTAGACTCGGTAGGCTTTCCACCTATAAATTCATTCGACCCACCTATAAGCGTTATAAATACGATGGTATATCTTCTAGACTGATTCGCATACCAATCGAGAACTGGGCGTTGGCTTCGTTACTTCCAATCAGTAAATTCCAACTCGAATCACGAAAGAATGTTTGGGCTGATTCTATACGGATGATCAACGAAGAAGAAAGAAGGATCTAATGACATCGAATATCAACTACTATGTGGGTAATGCTGCAAATCTTTATAGACCGACTAAATTTAGCCTAACAATCGACACATTACCAGAAAAAATAAACCCGATTGGAATTAATCCATCTCAGTTTAATCGGTCGTTTAATTTTGATGTCCAAGATGTTTTTTTTCCAAGTCGAAACATATCAAGTGAACCTATTAAACTTGCCGGACCTGTAGATGAAATTCCATATGAAGCCACATATAGTGGTGATTTAGATGTAACATTAAGAGTATCAAATGATTTCAAAGAAAGAATTATTTTTGAAACTTGGATGGATATAGTGATAAATCAGAAGACTCAGAACCTAGCATATCCAGATAGTTATAGATGCGATGCAACCATACGTGCGTTAGGACTGAACGACACTTTTTTGTATGAAATAAAATTAACGGATGTTTGGCCAAAAACAGTTGGTAGAATATCTGTTGGACAAGGAAACACAGATACAATAGCAACAATGCAATTATCATTGGCATGGAGAAAATACATTATTACTTATTTACGAAAGAATTCCCATGCTTATTTTGGCGACGTAAGGAACCCTATGATTGGAGACAAACTAAACAATACAAGATCATATGGTGGCATGTATGGAATACAAACTGTAAACGAATCAGAAGCGGAAGATAAAATCAAAAATACCATCAAAGAAAACATCGCAGATATAAGAGACAACTGGACCGCTAGATTGGAATACGCAAAAAGGATATTAAATCCTCGTTCTGACTTAAATGCTGGATCCGATTTCAATCCTGACTTTGTAAAATAATATGGAGACATCATGAGTTTACCCAAACTAACAATTCCAACCTATAGTGTAAAACTATACAGTCAAAAAACACCAATAAAATTTAGACCTTATACTGTCAAAGAAGAAAAAGTAATCTTAATGGCACTCGAATCAAACGACAAGGTTGAAATGTTTGAAACAATGGTTCAACTTTGTGAATCGTGTGTTATAAACGATATTGACATTTATGATTTACCCTTATTCGACTTAGAAAAACTTGTAGTTGCTATTCGTTCAAAATCTGTTGGAGAAGAAGTGACATTTATGAACAAATGTGATCACTGTGACTCCAGAACAGAAGTGTCGCTTAATATTCAAAATATGAAAAACAAAGACGAATCTGGAATAATCAACAAGATAATGCTCACAGAAGATTGTGGTGTAACACTAAAATATCCTTCTCTTAAATCTGTTAATCTTCATACTGAAAAACAAAATGAAGAGTTAGATGATATTTACAAGTCTTGTATTGAAACAGTATTTGATAAAGAAACTGTATATACCTTTGATGATCAGTCAAAAGATGAGCAAGAAAATTTCATCAATTCGATGACACTTGAAATGATTAATGAGATAAACGAAAAGTTTTTATCTAAAATTCCAACGAACTATTTGGAGTTAAAATATAAATGTCCAGCGTGCGGTGAAAATACAGAAAAGAGGTTTGATAATATCATCAGTTTTTTTATCTGATCAATAGTCATACAAGTCTGCAAAATTATTATACAAGCAATCACCAGATGATGTATTGGCATAAGTATTCTCTAACTGAACTCGAATCAATGATGCCGTGGGAAAAGGAACTCTATATCGGAATGATAATACAAGAAAACGAAAAGATAAAAAAGAACAAAAAGTAAACAATGTCAATCAAATCACTCATAAAAAATATTCGATACGACAAAAATGCTTCTTCCTTTTCTCCAATAGGTGGTTATGGTTCTACCATATCTAGAATGTTTCAGTCAGCGGGTTATGATGCGAACGCAAGAACATTTAGAATGGGATCGGGTGGTAAAATAACACCAAAATCCAGCGATAAACATGTATCAAAAACCCATCAAGCAGTAGATCAAGCAGTAAGTCAAGGTGATGTGCTTTTGATTGATACATCAAAATTTGAGATTAAAAAAGACATAAAGAACTCGGTTATAAACATCTATAACCCAAAAAAAGTTATTCTCG